GAGGTGTTGGCGCGCCGCGACTTCGACAGCCTGGAAGAGGCGAAGCTGACCGAGCGTCTGTGTCAGGATGCGCTTGCCGAGCATGCGGTCAGCAAGAACACGCGAGGCGGCAGGTGCGAGTGGTTTGCGGTGTCGCCAGAAGAGGCCATCAGCGCATTGGATCAAGCCTGCGAGGGCGAGTTCGTGACTATAGAACTGTCGGCACGCGCCAAGCGAAAGCTGGAGCGCATTAAGCGCGATGAGGGGCACGTATCAATACATGCCGCAGCGGCGGCCGCCCTTCGGCGCGGTTTACATATGATCTGATCACCAAGGGCCTTAGTCTGGAATGAGGACATAGCGGACATGCTTAGACGATTGATCGGGCGATATCGCATGTGGTGGGGCTGGTGCCCATCGTGCAACTCAGATGCCCCGGAAATCGACACCTGCGGCGTTTGTCGTGGCGATAGGACGGGCGCTACTCGTGATGAGTGGTGGCCTCGCTTTATGTCTGCAATTCAGTAGAAGCCGCCCCGCCACACCGTCCACAGAATCCGTAACCACGATGTTGCCATAATGCCGCAAATCGCATACTGACGTCATTGGACGAGGGCAGCCCGTCGCCGACGCATACCACGGCGACCTAGCAGTCAGTTGGCACCCCCCAGGCAGACATAATCTGCCGCAATAGCCAAAATGCGCCCGGAGCCCATGGACCTCCTCTACGACGAGGTCGATCTCGCGATTCTCAGACTCTACGATCTGACCGACGACGTCGGCGTGTCTCGCTCCGAGGCAACCCGCATGTTTCGCGAGCGCCTCGAGGTCGCAGAGCAGATCATCGACGACATCTCGGCCGCCGAAGCCGAGGCCGTCGTCAGCATAAACGACAGTAATGCGTTGTTGGCCAAAGCCTTACGCAAGGAGCCCTGACAATGCGCCTGTCTCTCGTCGCCGCTCTGTCGGCGGCCCTGCTATCGACCACCGCTCTCGCTGCCGACAAGGCAGGCCCCGCAGAAACCGCAGCCATCCCCCTTCCGGCGCCTGTCGTGGCGCCCTCCTGCTACGTGCAGGGATTGGCGGGCTCGTCCATCAGCAGCCTCAAATCGAGTGACGATCTTCTCCCGGCCGCCCTCAGCGTCTCGGGCTGGACGATCGGCGCCGGCATCGGCTGCGACGTCAAGCTCGATCGGATCGTCGTCGGCGCCCTCGCTCGTATCGAGATCCCGGTGGACACCGACGGCAGCCTCATCAAGTCCGACCAGTCGTGGATGGCAGGGTTTCGCGCCGGCTACCTGATCAACACTGGCCTGCTCGCCTATGGTGTCGTCGGGTGGACGCAGCCAGATTGGAAGGTCGAGTTCGAGAAGCTGAACAAGGACGGGCTCGTCTTGGGCGGCGGCATCGAGGCCATGATCACGCCGCAGCTGTCCTTCGTTGCCGAATATACCCAGACGAATTTCGGCAAGCTCCACATCGAGCCCGTGAGCATCGAGCCGGTCGCACACGCGTTCCGCCTCGGTCTCAGCTATCGATTCTCCGGCTCCATCTTTGGCGACTGCATGAGGTGCTAGACGTGCTCAACTCCCACAACCGTATTACCGACCGTGCCTATGACGCTCTCCTTGAAAGATACGGCGACGACAGGACCGTGTTCGCAGCCGCCGACGGCGCTGGCAACCTCCGCAGGCTCGCCAAGCGCCACGGCATCGATCCCGACTGTGACCTGCAAGCTTTGCGGCGCTGATCCCGACGCGTGACGAGTCCCTGACAGGGAGCACGACACCATGAAGCTGTTCCGTGACATGTTCGACGATCTCGACGCGTTCGGCCGCTTCTGGCTGGCGCTTGGACTCGGATCGCTTGCTGCCGCTGCCGCCATGTCCTTTGACTTCGGCTGGGGCGTCAGCATGAAGCACGCGATCTTCCTCGCCGTGCTCTCGGTCGTCGCCGCCTTTGGCCCCATGGCCGCCGAGATGCTGTTCTCCAAGGGTCGCAAGGGGCCGGCCATTGCTACGGCCATGATCTGCATCCCTCTGCTCGGCATCGAGTTCTACAGCCACGCCGGCTACACGGCTGGCCTGCGCGGCACCAACATCGAGACGGCCAACGTCCAGAACATCCGCTTCGATGGCGCCCAAAAGGACGTCGAGCGCAATTCTGGCGAACTGGCCATGCTGATGGCCGTGCAGCAAAAGCTCATCGCCGACGCGCCGTGGGCCGCAACCGTCAAAGCTGACGGACTACGCGATCAGGTCAAGACGCTCGAGAAGGCCATTGCCGAAGAGGGAGACAAGCGCAACGGCGGCTGCAAGCGTCGCTGCCTCGACCTCATGAAGCAGAAGACCGACGTCGAAGCCCGGATCGCCATGGCTGAGAAGGTCGAGACCAACGAGGCCCGCATCAAGGAGCTTCAGGGTGTCATCGACGCCAAGCGCGAGGCCGCCAACAAGACCGAGCACAAGTCGAGCGCCGTCGACCATCAGAACAAGTTCCTGGTGAAGTCGGTTGCCCTATTCGTCAACGGCTCCACCACCACCAGCGATCTGCAGGCGATGGGCGCCGAGCAGAGCGTCAACCTTGCCATGGCCCTCGCAGGCACCGGCCTTCCGGCCTTCGCACTGTTCATGGCCGGCCTGTTCCGCACGCATCGCCGTAAGGACGACACCGGTGCTAGCGGCATCAAGCCGGAAGTAAGCGAGCAGTCCGGCAATCGCACACCTGACCAGCCTCGCGCGTACCCTCCCGCTATCTCTCTCCGCAGAGAGACCAGAACACTCGCAGACCTCCGCAGGATCGCAGCAGCGTAAGAGCACCATAAGGATGGCAAGACCAGTAGAGTGGACACCAGAGAAGAAAACCGAGGCGCAGAACTACATCTGTCAGCAGGTCGCTCTCGGTCGGTCTCTCGTGTCCATCTGCAAGGAGCCAGACACGCCAGCGTATTCAACGGTCATGGAATGGCGCGCGGAAGATGAGGGGTTTGCGGAGAAGTACGCGCGCGCACGCGAGGATCAAGCCGACTTCTTAGCCGAAGAGATCATCGATATTGCAGACATGGCAACTGATGCCAATCTCTCGCGTCTGCAGATCGACGCTCGCAAGTGGAAAGCAGGCAAGTTGAAGCCCAAGGTGTACGGTGATCGCCTCAACCTCGACGGCGACCTCAAAGTCGCAATCCCCGATGAGCAGCTTGATGCTCGGCTCGCTCACCTCATCGGAAAAGCGGGAATTGCTGGCCTTATTGGAGGAGAAGGAGCGCCGGAAGCAGAGACGGAAGCTCCTGACGCTCTATCCCGACTCCGGTCCTCTACGGCGTGAGCTCTACCCGAAGCACCTGCAATTCTTCGCTGGCGGGAAGGAGCACATGGAACGCTGCATGATGGCAGCGAACCGCGTCGGCAAATGCGTTACCGGAAGCACGGTTATCGAGACGGTTGACGGCGAGAGGACCGTTCGTGAGCTGTGGCTGGCGGGCAAGCAATTCCGGGTTTGGGCTTGGGACGGATCAGGCAAGACGCAAGCTGTGGCCTGGGCTCCATTCAAGAAAGCTCGTCGTCATCAATGCTATCGGGTGACAATGACGGACGGTCGAATTTTTGAGGGGGCTGATCTGCACCGGGTCCTGACTTCACGCGGTTGGCGTTACCTCGACGAACTCCATCAAGAGTTCGTTTCCGGCCTTCCGGCGTCCAGCGGGGAATGCGTCCCTTCAGTTCGTGCCGCAAGTGCTGAGCGTTGGTTTGAAACACTTCGAGGTTCTCTGGAGCGTTATTCTGAGTGTTTCCGTCTCGATGGTGGACAACCTCGTTTCGCAGGAGATATCGGCCTAGCGTTTGCTCTGCCACAAGTCGGTGCTCAGCAACGTAGCGTTGCTTGGTCGAATGTGGATGGTCAGGTCTGTAGACATACCAGTATCCTCCGACAAGCCTTCGGCCACCTTTCCAGTCTGGGTGCAATTCGCCGCCTCGCGGGCCTGTTCGCTGCGTTTCAAGGCCATACCGATGGCACCATCTCTGGATCGTGGTTCGGTTCTTGCCAAGGCGTCGTGCAACTTCATCCTGAGTCAGCTTCTCGTCCTCGATCATCCTGCGGACTTGATCAATATGGAGGTGGTATTCAGCGTGAGCCATTGTCACTCCCTCATGTCGATGGCTCTAGAATATCACGCATCGACGCGATTGGACGCCATGAGGTTTATGATTTCCACGTCCCAGGCTACGAGAATTACGTCACCCGTGGTGTCGTGCATCACAACACATGGGGCGTCGGCGCCTACGAGACGACACTGCATCTGACTGGCCGCTATCCAGATTGGTGGGTCGGCCGCCGCTTCGACAGGCCGATCGCAGCCTGGGTTGCTGGCGACACGAGAACGACGACGCGAGACATCATTCAACAGGCCCTATTGGGCATCGGTGGCGAAGGCGGCGCGGGTGAGATCGGCACGGGAATGATCCCCGGCGAGGACATCACGGGGAAGCCCACGCCAATGCAAGGCGTTCCAGGCGGTGTCGATACGGTTCAGATCAAGCATCGGACCGGTGGAACCTCGATCCTGCAGTTCAAGAGCTACGATCAGGGTCGACGGACATTCCAGGGCACGAAGAAAGACCTCGTTTGGTTGGATGAAGAGCCTGACGTCAGCGTCTACGAGGAATGTCTGTTGCGTCTCACGGCCACGACGCCTGGCGAGGTCAACGGCCTGATGATGTGTACGTTCACACCGCTGCTCGGATTGTCGAAGGTCGCGCTCAAGTTTTTGCCTGAGCTGGCGCCAGACGCGTAGAATAAAAATCCAGAAAACCAAACCGCGCATGAGAACGCGCTTACAAACACCAGCGAGCGGATAGAAATAAAATTTCACGCCTCTGCGTTCAGGCCACGTGGGACGATGTCCCTCACCTCTCGGCCGACACGAAGAAACAGCTTCTTGACGCCATGGAACCGCACACGCGCGAGGCCCGCACGAAGGGCATTCCAGTGTTGGGCGCTGGCGTCATCTACCCGGTGCCTGAGTCCGCCATCCTGGTCGAGCCGTTCGATCTGCCTGACTACTGGCCCAAGGCCTACGGCCTCGACGTTGGTTGGAACCGCACCGCTGCGATCTGGGGCTCATGGGATCGTCAGTCGGACGTCGTGTACATCTACAGCGAGCACTACATGGGGCAGGGCGCTCCGTCGGTGCATGCGGACTCGATCAAGCAGCGCGGGCAATGGATCTATGGCGCGATCGATCCGGCCAGCGCGGGGTCAAGCCAGCTCGACGGCCGAAAGCTTCGTGACGTCTACAACGGGCTGGGGCTCAATCTCGTTGATGCTGACAACTCGGTCGAAGCGGGCATTCACGCCTGCTATCAGCGCATGGTTGCCGGCCGCCTCAAGGTGTTCCGCACGTGCCGCAACTGGCTTTCGGAATTCAGGATCTATCGCCGCGATGAGAACGGCAAGATTGTCAAGGAAAACGACCACGCGATGGACGCCATGCGTTACCTGATCATGACCGGCATGCGCTACGCCAGGACGTCGCCTGATTTCGAGGAGGAGCCGCCGCGCGTCGCTCTCCGCAACTCGGCTACGGGATACTGATGCAGGATTTCGAGGCGGCTTCCGAACTACCGATGGACGATATGCAGGGCGGCGAGGTCGTGCCGTTCCCCATGGCGTTTGTGCCGCCCGAAGTCCAGGAAGCGCAGCGCCGCGTGATGCGGTTGGTCAAGCTCGCGCAGCTCCCCAACGTTGCCGACGTCCTCGACGAGCAAGAGCTGGCCAAGATTGGCCCGAAGGTCGTTCGCGAGTACAAGATCGACAGGGACAGCCGCAAGGACTGGGAGGACAAGGCCAGGCGCGCGATGGACATCGCGAAGCAGGTCCGCCAAGCCAAGAATACGCCCTGGGAAAACGCATCGAACATCAAATACCCGCTGCTTACGACGTCAGCGCTGCAGTTCGGCGCTCGCGCCTATCCGGCCATCGTCGACGGCGAGCGCGTCGTGAAGTGCAAGGTGATGGGCTCTGACCCGCAGGGCATGAAGTCCGGCGCCTCGGATCGCGTTTCGGAGCACATGAGCTATCAGCTGCTTCACGAGACGGACTGGGAAAGCGACGTGGACACGATGGTCCACATGCTCCCGGTCGTGGGCTGCTGCTTCAAGAAGGTCTACGCGGACGGGTTCAAGGAGGCGGGGTTCTGCGACGAGCTCGTTAGCGCCTTCGATTTCGTCGTCAACCAGAAGACCAAATCGCTCAACACGGTTCCCCGCGCGACCCACGTGTTCCAGCTCTACCCGCACGAGATTGCCGAGCGGGTTCGTGCCGGGACTATGCTTGACGTCGATCTGAAGGGCGAAGGCACGGACGGCGAGGACGATGACGCGCCGCACATGCTGTTGGAGCAGCATCGGTATCTCGACCTCGACGGCGATGGCGTGCTCGAGCCATGGATCGTCACGGTTCACGAGCGCACCGAGAAGGTGCTGAAGATCAAGCCGGGATACGATCCGGACGGCATTGAGCCCGACATGCAGCGCGGGCGCATCCTGCGCATCAAAAGGAAGAACTACTTCGTCAAGATCCCGTTCATCCCAGATCCCAACGGCGGGTTCTATGATCTGGGCTTCGGGCATCTGCTCGGCGACATCAACGAGGAGATCGACACGGCCGTCAACCAGATGAACGACGCCGCCACGATGCAGAACGCAGGCGGCGGCTTCATTGGCGGCGGCATCGACCTCGGCAAGGGCAAAAGCGAGTATCGGCTGTCGCCTGGCGTCTATCGCACGGTGAGCGCCTCGGGCGACGGCCTGGCCAAGAACATCGTCCCGTTCAGCCACCCAGGACCGTCGAAGACCACGCTCGACCTACTCACGCTGATGATCGAGGCAGGCAAGGACATCTCCGGCGTCCAAGACATCATGGTCGGCGACCAGAAGACCAATCAGACCGCGACGACGACGCTGGCCCTGATCGAGCAGGGCATGAAGGTGTTTACGGCGATCTATAAGCGCATCTTCCGGGCCCTCAAGGAAGAGTTCCGGCTGATATTCGAGATCAACAAGCAGTCGCTCGACGTCCAGAAATACGCGGCGCTGATGGACCTGCAGATGCCCGGTGGCATGGGGCCGGATGGCCAGCCGCTACCGCCGCAGCCTCTGCCGCCCGAGCAGCTTGCCATGGACTACCAAGGCGCGCTCGACATCATGCCGGTGGCCGACCCGAACAACGTGACCGACATGCAGCGCATGGCCAAGGCGCAGCTGGCGCTGAACGAGGTCAAAGAAGGCAACCCGCACGTCAACCCGTTCGAGGCAACGAAGAGGGCGTTCGAGGCGGCCCGTATCGAGAAGGTCGAAGAGCTGCTGATCCCGCCGCCGCCGCCCGATCAGCCGCCGCCACCGACGCCGGAGGAAATTGCCGCAAAGGCGAAGATCGAAGCCGAGCAGGCAAGCGCTGCGATCAAGAACGACGCGGCGCAGCAGCAGGCACAGATCAAAGCCGAGTCTGCAATGATGGCCCTCGACCAGAAGCGCCAGCAGATGGAAATGGATCTGGCCAAGAAGCAGGCCGACATGGTGCTCGCCGAGCAAGAGCTTGCGTTGAAGCAGCAGGCCATGATGGACGAGCAGCAGCTTCGCGAGGCCGAGCTAGAGCGCCGCTGGCGCGAGCTCGAGGTCAAGGAAGCCGAGATGAAGATGAAGCACGAAGCGGCCGAGGCATCATCCGGCGCTGATGAAGATTGACCCTGATCACTGGGGGGACTGGCTTGGCCATCCTCTCACCGAGGCTCTCCTGCGATTCCTCGAGCTAGAGGCGGAAAAGCAGAGATCCAACTGGTTGCAAGTTTCGTGGGACGGCGGACAGGCAGATCCGCTGATGCTGGCGAAGCTGCAAGAGCGCGCGAGAACACTGCAGCAGGTGGCGCGCATCAAACGTGAGGACATCGAGGAAGGATTGACCAATGCCAAAGGGTGAGGACGTGCAACGCGTGCCGAAGGGAAAATACAAAATTCTGACCAACGCCGACGTGTCGCGGAAGATCGCCGACGACATGGAGGCTGTCTTGAACGAGGACAGCGCCGACGATGCGCACGGCATCCGGTGCCTCGAGTTCAAGGTTCTCGTCCGTCCGAAAGAGGTCGCGGCCAAGACATCGGGTGGCATCCTTCTGCCCGACATTGTGCAAGAGAAAGACCAGCACGCCACGACCGAGGGCGTCGTCGTCAACATCTCGCGCACGGCCTTCACGTTCGAGGTCAACGCGCCCCGGCCGGAGCTCGGCGACACGGTCGTGTTTCAGCGCTACGCGGGCTTGCGCCTGACCGGAAACGATGGCGTCGAGTATCGCCTGCTGAATGACAAGGACGTCGTTGCCGTGCGGAGGTCAGCATGAGCGACGAAACGCAGACGATCGAGCGTAACGACGGGATCGCGATCGAAGGCGAGCGCACACCAGCGCCGCAGGTCACGGCCGAACCGGCACAAGCGGCCGGTGACGACATCGAAAGCAAGGCTCGCAGCCAAGGCTGGGTGCCGCAGGACGAATGGCGCGGTGATCCCGAGAAATGGCGCCCAGCCGATGAGTTCGTGAAGCGCGGCGAGGAGCTGTTGCCGGTTGCCCTGGAGCGCAGCCGCACCGCCGAGCGCAAGGCTCAGGAGCTTGAGGCCCGTCTGGCGGCCAAAGAGCGCGAGACAGAAGAAAAACTTGCCCGTCTCGAGCGCATGTCGACGACTGCGCTGCAGCGGCAGCGTGAGCAGCTTGAGAACGCCTATCGGCACGCCATGCGCGAGGCGGTCACCAGCGGCGACACGCAGCGGTTCGACCAGCTCGAGCGCGATCGGACCACGGCAGTTGCCGATTTCGACAAGCAATTTGTCGAGCAGGCGCAACCACAGCGCCAACCTGGGCAGCCAGCACCTCTCCCGCCAGAAATCGAACGACAGGTGTCGTCCTGGGTGCAACAGAACGAATGGTTCAACCGCGATCCTGAGTTGAATCAGGTCGCGCAGATCGCCCATCAGCGTCTTTTGCGCGAAAAACCCGGCCTCTCGATCGCGGAAAACCTCGCCGAGACCGCGAAATACGTGCGCCAGCGCTATCCCGACAAGTTTGGCACGTCTGAGCGGCAGATCATCGCTCCGATGGTCGAAAGCGGCGGTGGTCGCATGGCGGCGACGTCGGGACCGCGCTCGAAAGGCGCGACCGACCTCCCGTCAGACGTCCGCGCGGTCGGCGAGCGCTACGTAAAGCAAGGTCTCTTCAAGGATCTCAACGAATACGCGCGGGAATACTTCGCGCAAGACTAAGGGAAGAACCACCAATGAACGACGTTGCTGTGAAACCGGTTCGTGCAGGCGCCAGGGTCGAGGAAGAGAGGGCTCGGAGGCGTCGTCGGGATGACATGGGTGACGGGCGGCTAAGGAACCTTGCCGTCACGGGCCATATGGACCCGAATTACGAGTACCGGTGGATCAACGACGACCCGGGACGCGTCCACAATCTCACCAAGCGAGATGATTGGGACGTCGTGACAGACGAGCAGCTGGGCGACCGCCACGAGAAAGACAGGGGCGTCGGCAGCGGTGTTGAGCGTGTCGTTGACCGTGTGACGGGTAAGCGTGCGATTCTCGTGAGGAAGCCAAAAGACTACTTTGTCGAAGACCGCGCCAAGGCACAGCGGCGGGTCGACGAAATCGACCAGATGATTAAGCGGGGTCACGTCCCGGCCGGGACAGGAGACCAGCAACCGCTTCAGCCTGGGGCGAATGCCTACGTGCCGGCGGGCGGCATTGTCATTCAAGACGGCCGGCGCTCCTAATCTCCTCACAAGGACCAATCAATGCCAAACGTCGACACGCCGTTCGGGTTGCGCCCCGTCCGGTACATGAGCGGCGCCCCATACAACGGCGCTGTCAATGCTTACTCCACTGCAGCTGGTGACGGGACGGCGATCTACGTCGGCGATCCTGTGATCATCTCAGGCACTGCCCAGACCATCGACGGCATCGTCTACCAGGACGTTGACCAGGCGGCCACGGGTGACGTGATCGTCGGTGTGGTCGTTGCCGTCGATCCGGTGCTTGGCTCGGGTGCGAGAGGGCGGGATTCAGCCGTCTATCGCGCGGCCTCGACTCAACGCATCGTTTACGTGGCTGATGACCCGAACCTGCTGTTCGAGATCCAGGAAGTCTCTGGCGGCACGGCTCTGACCACGGCGGCGATCGGCCTCAATGCCAACTTCGTGGTTGGCTCTGGGTCGACGACGAGCGGCTGGTCGGGCGTGGAGCTCAACAACGCCACCGAGGCCACCACGAACACGCTCGATCTGCAGATCGTCGGGTTCTCGAACAAGATCGGCAACGAGGTCGGCGAGCATGCCAAGTGGCTCGTTCGCATCAATCGTCATCAGCGCGCCAACCAGGTCGCGGGCATCTAAGGAGCACTGACCAATGGCTGGCGTCATCACAACCGGCAATCACCCAAAAGCGCTGTGGCCGGGCATGCGCAAATTCTGGGGGCGGGAGTATTCCGAGCACCCTGTCGAGTGGAAGCAGATCTTCGAGGACAACAGCTCCGAGAAGAACTACGAGGAGGACACCGAGGTCACTGGGTTCGGCCTCGCCACGACCAAGGATCAGGGCTCGGCCGTCTCCTACGACAGCGAGAGCCAGGGGCCAACCAAGCGCTACACGCACGTCACCTATGGCCTCGGCTATATCGTGACGCGCGAGGAGCTCGAGGACAACCTCTACGAGGTCGTCTCCAAGCGGCGCATCAAGGCTTTGGCGTTCTCGGTCCGCCAGACGGAGGAGATCATCGCCGCCAACATCCTGAACCGCGCGTTCAATTCTTCCTACACGGGCGCGGATGCCAAGGAACTGTGCGCGACGGACCATCCGACGCTCAGCGGCTCGCAGTCCAACGAGCTGTCGACGCCGGCCGATCTTTCAGAGGCCTCGATCGAGGATTTGTGCATTCAGATCATGAATGCCACCAACAGCCGCGGCCTGCGCATCGCTCTGATGCCAAAGAAGCTGATCGTGTCGCCCTCTGAGGCGTTCAATGCCGAGCGCATCATGAAAAGCCAGCTGCAGAGCGGCACGGCCAACAACGACATCAACGCCCTGCGTGCCATGGGTGCCATCCCCGGCGGTGTCGTGGTCAACCACTACCTGACCAACCTGGATGATTTCTTCATTCAGACGAACTGCCCGAACGGTCTCATGCGGTTCACCCGCAGGTCCACCGAGTTCCGTCAGGACAACGACTTCGACACCGAGAACGCGAAGGCCAAGTCGACGCTGCGCTTCAGCGTGGGGTGGACGGATTTCCGCGGCATCTACGGCTCTGCCGGCGCCTAAGTCGTGACGACCTGAGAGCGGCGCCAACCGGTGGCGCCGTTCCTCTCGAACGCTCTCAGAAGGATTTTTACAAATGCCGACCCCCGTTCGTTACCCATCCGGCGTTACCAACGTTGGCGCCAACGACGCGCTGCGTAATATGCCCGAGCCTGATCCGACAAAGACGATCATGTTCTGGGATGACTTCTTCACCTATACGGCCGCCAACTGGACCGTAACCGAGACGGCAGCCGGCGCCACCCAGGCCATCAACACGGGCGCGCGGGGCGGTATTCTGGAGTTGACCGGCACGGCCGGTGGCGGCGCGACCGACGTCACGCAGATTCAGCTGATCAACGAGACGTTCAAATGCACGTCTGGCAAGCAGCTGTGGATCAAGGCGCGCTTTGCAGCGACCGCCACGCTGGCCAACTTCGGGATTCTGGTGGGTCTTGCCATCACGGACACGTCGGCCGTTGCCGGCGTCTCTGACGGCATCTATTTCCGCAAGGCAACGGGTGCAGCCACGCTCGAGGCCGTGATCGAAAAGGACTCGACCGAGAGCACGTCTGGCACGATCGCCACGATGGTCTCCGGCACCTACGTCGAATGCGCCCTCTACTACAACGGCAAGAACGCGGTCGAGGTCTACTACAACGGCAACAAGGTCTACACGTTCACGACCTTGACCAACCTATGCCAGGACGAGGAGTTGGCGGTCACGCTGGCATCGGTCAACGCCACGGCAGCGGCGGCAAACGTTCTGTCGGTCGACTACATCATGGTTGCCGAGGAGCGCTGAGCATGGCCGACGCGGTAGCATCTCAAACGCTGGTTGATGGGCCGCGTCACGTGGTCATGAAGTTCACGAACGTGAGCGACGGCACCGGGGAAAGTGCCGTTCTCAAAGTTGACGTGTCCGGGCTCAGCGGTGCGCCGACCGCCGTCAAGATCAATCGCATCCACTACGCGACGGCTGGAATGGGCGTTCGCATCCTGTGGGATGCAACCACAGACGTGGACGCCTTCCTGATCGGCCCTGACCAGACCGGCTGCCTGGATTTCACTGGGTTCGGTGGCCTGATCAACAACGCTGGAAGTGGCGTCACGGGCGACGTGATGTTTACGACGGTCGGTCACACGGCGGGCGACGTCTATTCGCTGATCCTTGAGATGAGCAAGGTCTAATGGCGACCTCCGGCTCAATCGACTTTAGCCTGAACGCTCGAGACGTCTGCACCTACGCTCTGCAGGAGCTTCGCGTCATCGGTTCCGGGGAGACGCCGAGCGACGACGACATTGATGACGTCAAGCGGCGTCTGAATCTGATGCTGAAGTCGTGGCAGGTCGAAACGCCCAACATCTGGCGCCGCACGACAGGAACGGTAACGCTGGTTGCCGGGACGGCATCCTACGTGCTTACGCCAAGGCCGTTTCGCGTCACCAGGGCCAACTACAAGTCGGCGTCGAACGTCGAAATTCCGATGTTCGACTTGACCGAGGACGAGTATCTCGACCTCCCGCTCAAGACCAGCAGGGGCACACCGACGAACTACTTCGTCGACTACCAGCGCGCGGCCTCGACCATGTACGTCTGGCCGGTGCCGTCGAGCGTCACAACGGAAGTAATCACCTACCGCTATCAGCGCGCTTTTGAAGACGTCGACACTCTGGATGACGACCTCGACATTCCGGCTGAGTACCTTGAGACGGTCGGCGAGAACCTTGCCGTCCGGTGCTTCTCTCTGTTCGGCAAGAAAGACGACGAGTTGAAGCAGCGTGCGTTCAGCCGGCTCGTCGCTCTCAACAACGCGGATCGAGAGCAGGTCATCCGGTTCGTGCCCGAGGCACGGCGATGAACGAGGGATATGTCCCTGGCGACCATTACGTCATTTGCGACGAATGCGGGTTCAAGGTCAGGGCGTCAGAGACGCGCAAGCGGTGGGATGGTCTGCGCGTTTGCACGGCGGATTTCGAGCATCGGCACCCGCAAGATTACGTGCGCGGCAAGCGTGACCGCCAAGCGGTTCGCAACGCTAGGCCTGAACCGCCAGACACGTTTGTTCAGATCGACGCCACGCTTGATGCCAATGGCATCCCGTCCGGTGGCACTCCCCTAGACACCAGCGGCCTTTGAGAGACCACGAATGCCGAGATGGGTAGACGACACGGAAGATCTGGACGTCATCACTCCTGACGGGACCGAGCTTGTTCGCGTCGCGAAGAATGGCGCCAGCAAGGCTGTTCCGATCAGCGCCCTGGCCGACGCTGATCTTGCCGCACACGTTGCGGCATCAGACCCGCATCCGCAGTATCTGAAAGAGGCCACGGCTCGAGACGAGCTCGGGCTGGACACCAACGACGACGTGACGTTCAAGAGCGTGACCGTCGATGATGCGGCCTATGACGCGTCGACGTGGAACGGCAGCACGGCAGTGCCGACGCGGAACGCCGTCAGAGACAAGATTGCATCGCTGGCTCAAGCTGACATTGCGGGCCTAACGACGGCGGACAGCCCGCAGTTCGCCGCGGTAAACATTGGCCATGCCACGGCGACAACGCTTAGCCAGGCGTCGGCGGGCATTCTGGCCGTCGAGGGCAATCGCGTCACCCTGTCCTTCGACACGCGCACGGCTGCTGCGGCGGCAACGTTGCCGGCTGGGCTGAACTACGTCGAGACACGTGGTTATGCGGCGGTCGGCGACCGTGGGCATGGGTTCTACAAGCGCGGCGTTGCTCTGACGTCGGGCGGGTTCCAGAGCGCGGACGGTGCTTACTGGGATCTTGTCCCGGACGGTAGCAATAGCGTCCATGCAGCGCAGTTCGGCGTGAGAGCCGACGCAACAGACGAAACGTCTGCAATGCAGGCGTGCATCGACTACCTGGAGGCGTACGCGACGGCCAACAACAACGGCCGCGCTATGCGCGCCTATCTCCCGGCCGGCATCATCAAGGCAAGCGGACTGACGATTGAGAGGGCGCTCCATCTCGTTGGCGCCGGGTCAAACGCAACGCGGCTGACGCAGACCACGGGCCTCGATACGTCGTTCATCAGCGTTCGCGTCGCCTACGACACCACAAACTATTACACGTCTGGAAACCCGCCGCCGCAGGTCATCATCCAGGGCGTGCGTTTGGTGGGCCAGGGTTGGAGCACGGGTTTCTCCAACAACCACGGGCTTGATCTTCAGAACGCCGCCAGCAATTCGATCACGACAGAGGTCATTCTGCGCGACGTGCGTGTGCATGATTTCCCAGGCCACAACATCTATGGCGTCTCGTTCGATGGCTGGGTTGAGGGCTACGAGGTTTCTTCGGGCTATGCCGGCCTCGATTGCCTGCATTGCAACAGCTGCGCTGACTGGAATTTCGTTGCTCCTCAATTTTATTTGGGGCGCTACGGAGTCACGCTGTCCGGCTGCGTCAACATGCACTTCTCTCAGATCAACTGTTGGAGCAATCGCGAGCACGGTGTGTATTTGTTCGCGTCGGGCGGCACCAACGCCATTCACACCGCCACTTTTGTCCAGGGCAGCATCGACCGCAACGGCCTCGGCCACGGCGTATTCAACGATCTGCGCAACGGCGCGGCATTCGGCGCCCGCTTCATCGGCATCAACTGGTCGCTCAACAGCGCCGGTTCCGACAACAGCTACTCAGACATCTACTTTGCCTCGACGTCGACGTCCGGAATAGCCGTGATCGGCGGCAGCATGGACTACGTGACGTCCCAGACGGCGAATGCGAACCACAAGACCAAGTATCACGTTGAGATCCACGCGTCGGCGACGGGCAAGTGCCACATCGATCCCTCGACACACTTTGTCGGCGGCGCCCTGTCGACGTCCACGCCGGCCTCGATCGTCACCGCCATTCCGGGCACAATGACGATTGCCGGCGCGTCGGTGACGCCTGCCACCAACGACGGCACGGCGATCGGATCGGCAAGTCTGGGGTTTTCCGACCGGTTTATGGCATCTGGTGCCGTTGACGATTTCGGCAACGGCAACATGAAGATCACGCACTCGTCCGGAACGCTGGCGCTCAACGGGGCAAGCAATCCAAAGATTGTGACCGGAGCAAACGACGGATTTACTGGCCCTGGCGGGTTTGAGCACGGATTTCAACACTACGGCGTTGCCGGCACGATGCAGATCGGCAGGTTTTCAAATGATGGACACCAGCCGCAGATTTCGTTTACCAAATCGCGAAATGCGACGGTTGGGAGTCACACCATCGTCCAGAACGGCGATGTTCTTGGTGGCGTTTACGCCTACGGCTCGAACGGAACGTCTTACGATCTGGCTGCGGCAATTATCTATGAGGTTGATGCTACGGCTGGTGCCGCTGACATGCCTGGGCGTATCCGTTTCCATACGACCCCGGACGGAAGCACGTCCCTGGTCGAGCGCATGCGCATCAACAGCGCTGGCAATATCGGCTTTAACGGCGCGTCGTTTGGTTCTGGCACGCTGGTGATGTTCATCGCCAACGCGACCGCCGTGCCAAGTACCAACCCGACAGGCGGCGGGATTCTCTACGTCGAGGCCGGTGCTCTCAAATATCGCGGCAGCTCTGGCACAGTAACGACGCTGGGGGCTGCCTAGTGCCTCCTCTTCCCCTTGCCCTTCCGCCAAGTTCCAACCAAGGCGAGCAGCCACACGCTGGCGTAGCGGCCTTGATCAATTGCTATGCTGTACCAGAAGGGGAAGAGCAGAAAAGCAAGCTCCGTATCAGGGCTGCAGCCGGCCTAGACAGTGTCGTCACGATCGGCACATCGGGCGGCGTTCGCGGCATGATCGAGGTTGACGGCGTGGTTTATTGCGTCGTCGGCCGGTCTATCTATCAGGTCGACAGCGGCGGCAACGCAGTGCTGGTGGGCGGCTTGCCGTCTGACGGGTTTGTCGGCATGGCCCGCAATCAGCGATCGACTGGCGTTCAGACGGCCGTCGTGTGTGACGGCATTGCCCGATCGATCGTCGGCGGCAGCATGAGCGCGATCACACTGCCGATCTCTGCCATCGACGTTTGCGTGATCAATCGGAGTGCAATCTATGTGTCTTCAGACGGCCGCATGGTGCGTTCGGAGGTCGACGACCTGACCGACGTTGATGCTCTGGACCAGGCTCGAGCCGAAGCAAGCCCGGATCGTCTCTTGCGTGGCGTCGACCGCGGCTCTGACTTGATCGCCATTGGCGAGCGATCAACAGAGGTGTGGCAGGATCAGGGGGCAGAAGCATTTGGATTTGCCCGCGCCAACGTCATCAACATTGGCTCGGTCGGTGCCTCTGCAATCGTCAAGGGCACGGTGCTTGGGCAAACCGTGTCCGATACCGTCGCGTGGTGCGCCAACAATGACCAGGGCAGATATGCCGGCGTGGTCATGCTGAATGGCTACACTCCGACAAAGATCAGCACGGCGTTCGTTGACCGGAAAGTCGACGCCGTTTCCGACAAGACGGGAATTGTCGCCTCGTCCTGGGTCGAGCGCGGGCGCGCGTTCCTGGCCTGGCGCCTAGAGGACACGACGATCGTCTATGACACATCAACGGGCCAATGGCATGAGCGCAAGAGCCGCGACAGCGTCGGCGATCCAACAGCGTGGCACGTAGGGAGAACAACGGTTCTTGGGGGGCGTGTGATTGGCGGTCACGTCACATCGCCAAAGCTCTACTGGGTGGACCCTGACGTCTTCGACGACGACGGGGACGAGATGATCATGGTGGTTCAGGCGCCGCCGCTGTCTGGGTTTCCGGGGCGCATCGAGGTCAATCGCCTGTGGCTCGACATGGTGCCGGGCGTTGGCCTCAACGGCGTATCTGGCGGCGTCTCGTACCTGACCAACGATGCAGACGAGATCCTGACCAACGATGCTGGCGTTCCGCTGACGATGGACGAGACGCCAGCCATCAATCCCAACGTCGACCCGGAAGTCGTTCTGGAACTCAGCCGTGACGGCGAAACGTGGGGCAACGCCCGACATGCCCCGCTAGGTCGGCAGGGCCAGACCATGACACGCGTGTTCTGGAACCGCTGCGGTACGCACGCAACTGTCACGCCGCGGTTTTCGTGCTCAGCCGCAGTCGTTCGCGAGATCTTGCAGGCGTCCTGGGAAGGAACATCGCTTCCGCCATGAGCTACGAGCCTATGACGCTTCCGCCTGCCGTCGAGCCGGTGCTGGATGGGAAGTCGTTTGCGCGTCTTTGGCGCGGCTTCGTTTCACGTGTGACATCGATCCTGACCGGCCGGGAGCCCCTACGGGTGGCGTCCTACACCGTGGCTGGATTGCCGCCGGCAGCCGACTGGCCGCGGTGCGTCGTGATCGTGACGGATGAGGCTGACGGAGAGGTGCCGGCCTGGTCGGATGGCACTGTCTGGCGTCGCGTGACCGATAGAGCAGAGGTGACGATATGAGCTTGTGGGGCGCTTTTACGGGCTCTGACGCGCGCCGCTATGCGCAGGACGCCTACAACCGCAACAGCCAGCAGATGCAGACCGGCTACGACAACAGCCGGGGCTATCAGCAGCAGGGCTATCTGAGCGCGGTCAACCGCCTGTCCCCCTACGAGGCGCAAGGGCGGCAGGGGCAGCAGGCCTACACCAACCTGCTCGGCATGGGCGGCGCGGACGCTCAGCGCGGCGCCAGGGCGGCTTACGAGGGCTTCAACCCGTATCTCGCAAACGACATGAGCATGGCTGACAGGGCCATCTCGCGCCGCTCGGCATCGATGGGCATGCTCGACAGCGGCATGAACGCGCTGGCTCGGAACCGGGCGGCCATGGAGATGGGGACGCGCGACTTCAACAGCTACGCTGACCGATTGCAGGGTCTTGGCCAGCAAGGGCTCGGCATCTCCAACGCGCTTGCCGGCTACGACCAGGGCAACGCGGCGCAGATGATCGCGATCGAGAACGCGCTGCGGTCGGGCAACGTCCAGAACTCGACGCAGCTCGGCAACGCGCTCAGCGCGGC